TGTTTTTGTATATCTTATTGATTTGATTCATACAAAACAAACGCTCAATCACTGGTTTAATAATGACTGAACTACTACCATCATGGCTAGTCCTGGCTAGTAAGAATGCTGAGTGCGGGTCATCTGCAATAGTCATCTCCATTGGAGTTTCCATTAACATCCATACCTTTGCACCACCATCGTACTCACCTGCGGCTGCGTATCTAAGTCCACTAGAATCAATTAAGTTATCTAATGCACCAAAGATTTCTGCATTCTGAAATACTTTATAACGATTACCTACTATACCTATGGCTGATGTCTCACCCATTGGTGTTGTTTTAATAACCGCTTTTTTATTATCAATTGGTATGCGATTAACTGTTAAAGGATAATCACCTGGGATTACATAGTTAGCCTCAACATCATGTAATGATACTGACCAATCTAATCCTGCTTGACTGGCTACCTCACTGGCTGATGTAGCCTCTACTGCTACGCCTGCTTTATGCCATGCGCTTTTGCGTACGGCTCCGTGTATGAGAGTATCAGTTGTCATTACTTACTTCCTCAGTATCTATTGCGTAGATAGTATCAACAACTTTAGAGTGTAATACTTGTGCCATCTTACTAAACTCAGATGGTGCCCATTCAGCAGCAAATACTCTGGCAAGTAACTTAGCCAATGCATAGTCTGGGTTAAGAGTTAGTACTTCAAGCAACATAGTTTTGGCTTGCTCTATCTCTTCAGTTTGATATAAGTATCCACAAAATACTGTGGCTAATGGTACTGCTTTATCTTTAACAATAACATTACCAAGTAATGATATGTATTGGCCTATATAATCAATGTCTTTTTCTAGGTGAACACCCATAATAAAGTCACGGATTTGTAGGTTAGCATTGGTTGCAATGGCTACCTCTGCTATGTGTGTGGCTGATGGTACAATACCATCTGCTACTGCATCAATTGCTTTACGAATGTCCTCTACAATACGGACATTAGTATCGCGGTCATCTGGATTATACTTACCATCTTGAGTAAGTAACTCTGACTTTACTTGCTCACGCAATAAGTCATAGTCTGTATCTATCACGGTATCTCCTTTGTTAGAGGGCGTCCTGCCCCTTTTGGCAGACGCCCGACTTGCTATAGATATTTTGCTATTGAATTGTAAGTAGATGTTGACACCACTTCTTCATCAGTAAGTTGAAGGATACGGATAGCATTACTTATCTCTTCCTTCGTATCACGATAAGCATGAACGTTCATTGTTTCGTAATCACGAGATGGTTCTTGTGGAAAGTTTGCTTCCTCTGTCATGATATCAAAATCAACATTAAGAGTATTACTCCATGAACGATAGTTAGTTCTGATGTTCTCTGCTTTAGAGAAGTTATCAATCGCCCATTTCTGAATATCTTTTTTCCATTTATCCATAGCCTTTTGATACTCTGCTTCGGCTTGGTCTTGTGATGTGTAGTCAAGTTCTAACTTGGCTAGCGCTTGTTGTAATGCATTGATTACCTTAACTGTAGGTATCTTTACATTAATTGTCCTGCCATTTCCTCGTGCCATGTATCTCCTTTGTTTGTGGTTAGTGTCCCGTGTTCGCAGATGGCGGGACCACCCATCTCTAAAGAAAAATTACTAATGGAAAACCATGAAGTAAAACATCAGTAACTTATTGCGTTCTACGATTACGCTGGCTAGGCCTGCATCTCTCGTAGAAATCTAATACCATCCGTTGGCACGCCAATGTGCCCATGCAATTGATGGTTTCTTGTAGCGGTGTTGGATGTACTCCAGCCCACGCTCAATCTGAAGCGGGGCTGGGGTGTTGGGGTCAAGCCCTAAAATTTGTGGGATTCCAGCAGCAGTAGACTCAGGGTTATCTGCCGTGTGTTTCCAGGCTGATTCTTTACCCCAAAGTTTTGCTAATGCTATGTACTCAGACCTGTTCCATTGTGGGTATTGCCATTTCATTAAGGCTTTGGCGTATGCCTTGGCTACTCGTGGTGTCCAAGTAGATGTGTCTATACAATTGTCTTGCAATTGTGTCGCTACTGCTACTGCGTATGCTGGACTGGGAAAGAATGGTATTGATAAGAACGCTAGTAGCCAACTTAAATACCCTGCTAACAATCTTTTCATCTAATAAACCTCCATGTGATATATCCAAAGAGTAATAAGAATGTCCAAGACTGTGTTGTTGTGAGGTATGAACTTGCAAAGATTTGTTCAATCATTTCACCCTAACAATCTCTTGGCTGTGCTTAACACCCTTATCAAACTCTAACACATGCCACTCTGATGGGTCATCAAGTGCTTCATTACCTGCTGTATATATATCTACATGTGTGGTGCGGCATCTAACTTTGGCTAGTATCCACACGGTATGCTCCCATTGTGGGGTATCTTCTTCAAGCATTTTGTTCCTCTCCTGCTAATGAACAAACTTCACAATCTGTTTTACAAGTAGGACATTTTCTATTAATGTCAAGCATTAGATTCCTCCTGATTTTTGGTGAGGTCATTAACTGTAGGTTCATCAGCCACATATACTCTACCTGTGGCTAGCAGTTCATCATATACATCAAGCAGGTCAAGCATTGCATAGGCAAATGCTTCTTTAATCTTGAGTAGTTCTTCTCTAGTTCTCATTGCTATCTACCTTTCCATTTTGCGTCTGGTTGCAGTAGCATCAGACATGCGCTGAATGATTTGGTTCTGTGTCTTAATGATATAGATGCTATAGCCCATTGTCAACATACTTGCAGCCAGGGCTATCATAATACCTATCATTGTACCTGTATCTAGATACATTACATTCCTCTTTTCTTAGCACGAATAGCCAACTTGGCTGGGCTATATCCGTCAATGGTCTTGCCTGTTTTCTTCTGAACCTTAGGCTTTTTCTTGTAAGCCTTGCCGTTCTTTCTGTCATTGCTTGCCATGCTATCTCCGTTCGACTCGTAGTGCTCCAATGAATATACTTTGCGGTCCCGCAAAATAAAAAAATTTTTGGTAGCAAGGTGAGGCAACAACCCCACCTTGCCTTGTGCTAGAGCAGCATAACCCTTCTTATCTCATTGTATAGAGATTGAGATGGAGTTATACATTGTTGGCATCCTACAAATCTGTTGACTTGTAAGTGACACACGATACATATTGTGTCAGTAGATGGTAAAGCAAGATAAGCATTGAGTTCATCTTGCTTGAACATAGGGAAGACATGTTTGCCGAGGTATAACCAACTGGGAAGACGATTGGTTATATCGTATACACCTTCGAGGTATTCTCCATCACGGTTAGTCCATTGATGGTTGAACCCTTTCTCATCTGGTATATCCGAAGACTGAGCAGGTTCTGACTCCTGTTCACTCCTATTAATCTCTTGAAAGTTTAGTGCGTATTCCACACTAGAACCTTCTTGAAGTAATCTACATTCTGCGCAATACTCTTCACGAGTATCCAACTGGGTCGCTGGATTCTCGTGAGAGCATGAGAAGGATTGCGTAGAAGATGACAAGGCAAATGATGTCATCAGGCTGGTTTGTTAGGCCAGAGTTAGTTCTGTGATTACAAGGTTGTCATACCAAGTGCCAGCCTTTTTGCCAGCCTTGGTTTCCATGTAGCCACGGATGTTGACCACGCAGTCATCTGAACCCACAAGATTTTTGCGGATGAACTCCATGTGGTCAGCGTCATTGGTGGTGACGATACGGGAAGCAACGAAGACGGACTTGAAGGAACCGTCTGGTTGAGCAACTGCTCTGCTATCTTGGATACCAAGATTGAAACGATTCTTGTTATCCCATACTTTGTTGACACGAGCACTCTCGAATGAGAATGTATTCATGATTATCTCCTTTTCACTAGGGGACTTTTCCCCTAGCACTAGCGCAGGGGTAAATCCCCTACGGTAACTAAGACTTAATCTTAATTACAAGAACCACATAAGTTGGCAGAAGGGAATTGTCAAACAGCCTTTCCGTTTGACAAGGAATGAATGCCAACTACGGCACGGAAAACTAAACTTAACTGAGGCGCCAGATATGTATGGGCCTGCGCCGAAGACTGTTCTCCGTCCAGCACACTTCTATACTGTACAATAGGCATCAGTAATAGACTAGGGTCAACGCGTATTGACCCCAGTATGCTTAATGGAGAGTAGAAGTAGTATATGTATCTACAACAAAGATTTTCCCGTACAATGTATCTCCCCTGCTACTGTCCCAGTTTGTCCTATTTTGTACTGGTTATAGGTAGGGCCAAAAAAATACTTTGGCCAAAAACGTTCGTTTTGGGTGTTTGAACGGATTATACTATATAGAGACTATTTTATTTTTAACAGTAGCAAGTTCTTCAGGAACTTGCGTTACAGACTGTATCTACTACCTGTTACTAACTAACAGTAACTGAATGAAAACGGGACAGGACTATGAGTTTTGATAAAGGGGGTACTAACCCCAAAACCTTGGCCATGGCAGCAGCAAAGGCAAAAGTATTAGCCTTGGTGTCCGAAGGACACTCTGTCCATAAGGCAATGGAACTATGTAACAAGAAGCCCGACACGGTAAGAATCTGGTGTCTAAGGGATAAGAAGTTTGCCTCTGACCTAACTGAGGCCAAAGCAACCGCTAAGGATGCCTCCCTCTCATCTTTGGGTATCCCCAAGGAAGAGATAGACTTCCCTCGGTTCTCTGAAATTTTTTTGCAGCAGAGGGTATTCCCTCACCACTTGGATTGGATTGACTTACTAGAAGACCGCAAGCCTTCATGGCTTCACCCTAGTATGGTTTACGAACCTGGCGACCCATCACGTCTCTTAATCAACGTGCCACCTGAGCACGCTAAGAGTACGGTCATCACCGTAAACTACTCCACATATCGCATTGCCCTCAATCCAAATATCCGCATCATTGTGGTTTCCAAAACGCTTATCAAAGCACGCGAGTTCGTGTACGCAATCAAGCAGAGACTCTCCCATCCACGCTGGTTAAAGTTGCAAACAACTTTTGGCCCCGAAGGTGGTTGGAAGGAAGACTCAGATACTTGGCGAGTTGATACCGTTTATCTTGGGGGCGATGCCCGAAATTCATCAGAGAAGGACCCAACCATCCAAGCACTTGGTATGGGTGGACAGATTTATGGAGCACGTGCTGACCTCATCATTCTTGATGACTGCATCACTACAGCAAACGCCCATGAATGGGAAAAGCAAATCAACTGGTTACAGAAAGAAGTTATTACCCGTTTGGGTAAGAACGGTAAGTTACTAATCGTAGGGACACGAATTGCACCGCAAGACTTCTACAAAGAACTCCGTGAGACCAAGCACTGGTCTGGTGGTAAAAGCCCTTTTACTTATATGGGCATGCCTGCTGTTTTGGAATATTCAGAAAAGCCGAAAGACTGGGAAACGCTCTGGCCTAAGTCGGATGCTCCATGGGATGGGGATTCTGACGTTCCTGACGAAGAAGGACTCTTCCAGAAATGGGACGGCCTAACACTATTTAAAAGAAGAAGTGAAGTCACACCATCAACATGGGCGTTGGTGTACCAACAAGAAGATGTTCAAGAAGATTCTATCTTTCCTCCCGTGCTTGTCCAAGGTTGCATTAATGGACAGCGCAAACGCGGACCGCTGAAAGCGGGTTCCGTGGGACATCCCTCGCACATTGAGGGGTATACAATAATCGGGTTCGACCCCGCAATGGGCGGGAATGCCGCGTTTGTGGTGTCTACCTACAACCGAGCAGATGGCAAGATTTATGTTGTTGACTGCGTAAATATGTCAGAGCCTACTCCACAAAAAATTCAAAAGGCTATAGAAGAATTAGTTGAAAAGTATAGGCCACAAGAATTACGTGTTGAGATTAACGCACATCAGAAAGCATATGCTTTAGATGATGAGTTGCGTAACTGGCTTGGTATGTATGGATGCAGACTAGAGTCTCACTTTACTAGCAAGAACAAATGGGATTCAAACTTTGGTGTGGCTGGTATGTCAATGCTCATGGGCACTGAGAAGGATGGCAAGTTCCAGAATAACAACACTATCGAGATTGCATCTACTGACCACTCAGAGGGTCTTAAAGCATTAGTTCAACAGTTAATAACTTGGAAGCCTAACACTAGGGGCAAGACAGACTGTGTTATGGCACTATGGTTTACTGTGCTCAAGGCAAGGGAACTAATGCAACAGCACAGTCGAATAAGTACTTATGCTCATAATCGCTGGTCAACAAGAGCACAGAATAACAAGAAGTACTCAATCAATCTAGACGAAGCCTTTGCAGAGCAATGGCAAGATACTTACGGATAAGGACACAAAATGGTTAATCCAATAAAGGCTGCTAAGGCTGTTAGCAAAATTACTGCTGGTAAAGCAAAGTCTGTTAAAAAACGTGAGACTGCAAATAAAAATGCAACTAGCATGCAAGGCCAAGGTGGTTATTCTGTATTTAAAAAAGCAACATCTAATAAAAAACTTGGTGCATCAAACAGAGCAGGTCGTGGTTTTATGAAATCAAAAGTAAAAGAAATGGTTAAACAAGAAAAAAAAGCAGGTCTTTCACAAGATAATAAATTTTTTAATAAAGAAATAAAAGATAAAGGTAGAACTCCTTTTCAATTTTCAGGCGGTAAAAAAAAGGTTCCAGTAAAGAGACGGGGCAAGTAAATGGCAAATCCAATTAAGATTGTAAAGGCAGTTAAAAAAATTACTGCTGGCAAAGCAAAGGCTACTAAACGTAATACTAGAGTAAAAGAATTTATGGACCCTATTACTAAAGGCAAAAATAAAAATTTTGTAAAAGATGCTAATAAAAAAACTTTACCTAGTGCATCAAAATCTAATCGTGCCAGTGCTAAAGAAGCAAATTTTAATAGTCGTATGGAGAAACATCCGTTAGTTCGTAATGCTGGTGAATCTTCTGCAGAGGGTAAGTATCGTGGAAATCGTGGAAAACCAATTTCAGTAAAGAGACGGAGCAAATAATGCCTAATCCAATTAAAGCAGTTAAAGCAATAAGCCGTGCCGTTGGTGGCATTACTGGTAAAGGTTCCAAGCAAGTAAATCCTGTTTATAAAAATATGAATTTATCTAAAGCAGAAGCCAGAGCAAACAAGCGTGGACTTAAGGCTGCTAATAAAACTAAATCAGGAAATATTAATCTTGATAGAGAAAAGTCAGATATGAATGCATATTGGGAAGCATCAGAACAATACAATAAAAAAACAGGTGACAAACGCATTATTGCTGGAACAGCAAACAACCTTAAATTTACACCACCTGCTCGACCTAATCGCATTCGTGGTGGAAGTATGAAAAGCAAACTTAACTGGCCAAAGGATATGAAGTAATGGCTACCTCTAGGAAAGCAAACCTTGGTAAGACTAAAAAGTTAAAGCCATCTCCAGTTGCCCCAGTGCTTTCTGATTTGTTTATTCCTAAAACTATAGGAGATGCCCTTATTACGTATGCAGTCCCTTATGGTAAGGCTGCTCGTGCTATAGGTGGTATTGGTAAAAAGGGTGCTAAGTACGTAGGCAAAGTTTATAGAAACATGGGTAAGTAATGGCCGTTGCTAAGATTGCAAGCATCATTGCTAAGAAACGTCTTGCTGATATTGCTAAAAAGAAAATAGCAAAGGTACCTACTAAAGAAGCACGTAAAGTAGCAGTTGAGTCGCAAAAAATAAAGGCTGGTGGTACTAGACCATTGATGCGCCCTAAGGGTATGGGCAATGTTACAACAAGACCAACAAACATTCCTAGAAAAACTACTATTAAAAGTATTCCTAAAAGGTCACCAGAACAAACAAGTAAAGAAAGAGCAATCAGTAAGTCTCTTCAAAGAGAAGATTTTTGGAGTGGTATGAAGACTCCCCCTAAGTCTAAACCAAAACCAACTAATGTATTGCACAATCGTCCCAGAACTTTAAGACAAGAAAATGCTATGGGAAGACAAGTAAATAAGTTTATAAAAAAACAGGCACGGTTGCGTCAAGAAGTTGAAAGAAAATCTTATTCAATTGGTAAAAAACCAACTGAACCTAAATCACTAAATCGTTCTATCTTTGAAAGAGAAATGAATATTCCTGCAGGAAGTGGTTCTGAACTTCGTAAAAAATTAGCAGTAGAACAATTCCGAGCAGAAGTTAGAGCCAGACAAGTAGGAAAAAGTGAATGGCAAAGACAAGTTAGAGATAGTATTTTAAATCCAGCCTCACCTACAGTTAAAGGTATTTCTTCTAAGATTGATAAACTTGGAAACAAAAGAGTTGTCCATCCTAGTAAAACAGAAAAATCATGGCAGTCAGACAGAAATGCTGCAAAGGCTGTTAAAGAATCAGAACGTTTGACAGAAAAAAATAAAACAAGAAAATATAGTACTGGTGGTGGCAGACCTGCTAGAAAACCTAGAGGTAAATAATGGTTGACCCTAAGAAGATTAAAAAAGTTGTTAAGGCCGTTAAGAAGGCTGCAAAGAAAAAAGAAACACCTAAACAAAAAACTTACAAAATTCGTGGTGCTGAACAAAAAAGAGAAAAAGAATTAGATGCAAGAGGCGGAAGAGCGTCTGCTGAATTTATTGCAAAACTAAGAAGAGAAACATTTCCTGAACAATACAAATAAGGCGGGTAATTAATTGTTAAATATTCAACAAATTGCAGCGAGAGTTGATTCTCTTAAGCAACGTTCTTCTGAACGTGATACCAGAGCACAGGATGTTCTTGCTGTCCGTAAAGGTAACATTGCAAACGTATATCCAAGTTTTTTTCCAGAGGGTGTAGAAGCAAATGTCGTTGCAAATTTTATTGATATTGTTGCCCGTGACTTGTCAGAAGTTATGGCACCTCTTCCTGCAGTTAACTGCTCGGCCGCTAATCAGGTCTCTGACCGTGCTCGTTCTTTTGCCGATAAGCGTACTCGTATTGCTTCTAACTATTTTGCTCATTCAGATTTACAAGTGCAGATGTACACAGGTGCAG